TCAACGATTCTTTGCTGGGCTGATAGACTCAGGTCTACATACATTTCTCGGTAAACCTAGGGAGAGATTTGTCAGTGATGTACAAAATGAAATAAATGGGTGGAGATTATCATGGGACTCAGCTGGTAGTGAGATGAGACTAGCATGGAGAGATGAGAACCACGCTCTTAAGAAGAAATTAACACAAGACGTTGTTGCTGGTGGACAGAAAATTAAAGGTAGGTTGTATCGTGACCCAAAAGGTAAATATTACAAACCTCTTAAGGCTTTTGATAAATCATTAGATTTCGTTGGGCCAAAAATACGTGGTTCATTTAGAGCTTTAGGTGTTGAAGATTCAGTATTAAGAACTTATGCTGAACATGGTGCACTACACACACTGATAGGTAGAGAAGCTTCTAAGAAATTTAAGTATGGTAGTAAAGAATATATTGATGAGTTCGCTAGACTAATAGAAGAACCAAGTGCAGACCTACTCAAGAAATCAAGAGAGGAGGCAGACATGCTTCTTTTCCAGAAAGATATTCCAGGTAAGTGGGCTGGAATAATTACAAAGATGCGTAATGAAGTTCCGACTACTAAGGTTGCTATCCCTTTCTTTAGGACACCAGTAAATATTTTCTTGCGGTCATTAGATTTTACTCCATTAGGTTTACTGAAAAAAGATTCAGGCTTTGTTAAGGGTGGTTTCAAAAATCCAGCAATGTCAGGTGAGAGGATTGATTCAATGGCGAATGTTATAACTGGAGCGGTTGCTGCCACTATCGCATTTATACCTATGAGACAGGAGGGTAATATTGTTCTCGAAGCACCATTAGACCCAGATGAACGTGATGCTTTTTGGAGACAGCACCCACCTTATAGTATTAAGGTTGGAGAAAAGTGGATTCCATTCAATACCCTTAGTCCAGTAGCTGATATTATTATTAACTCAGCTATCATGGCTGATGCAATGGATGATATGAAAGACCCAGAGGGTGAGCTTCCAGAAAAATTAACGAATGCTATGAGTCGTGTCATGTTGGGTACCTATAACAATATGAAAGACAAAACCTTCCTTGAAGGTGTTGATAAAATCATGACACTCATAATGAATCCTGATGTTGAAGGTAAAGAAGGTGAGAAGGATGCAGCTCTTAGTGATAGAGCAAAGAAGACTATGGCTGAATTGGCGATGATGCCAATCCCAAGTTTCATTCCTCTTACGGCTCGTGCTATCGACCCAACAATTAGGGAGACTGCAAGTCTTAAAGATATGTTCTATTCAAAGATTCCTGGACTATCAGATAATTTACATCCACGTACAAATGTATATGGTGAACCGTTAGTACGAGGAGGTAATGTAGTGAAGAGACTTATCTATCCTTCTATTGGTATACCAGTAAACAATGATGTTCTCGACCTTGAGATGGAACGAGCTGAATATGTATACAGCTTCCCTCAACGTAGAGCTTACAATGAAGACCTTAGTGATGAAGAATATTATGCAATAAGAGAAGTATCAGGGAAAATGTTTTATACAATGGCAACCAAGGTTGTTACAACAGAAACATTCCAAAAATTAAACATCACTGAAAAACAACAGGCTTTTAAGGAGATGTCGGCGTTAGTAAAAAAGACAGTAAAAGATACTCTAGTTCCAGGAAAAGAAGTTAATAGTGAAGTAAGAGAAACTTTAAGAAATATGGGCTTGAGCGAATCAGAAGCTGAAAGTCTTATGCCAAAAGCATTAGAAGCATTAGGTTTAGAAAAATAATATGAATGACTTTAGAATACTTCTCATAAAAAACAAAGTGGATGCTGATATCAATTTCTCTGATGGGATTGATGAGGTATCAAGGTTCGAGGATGATTCACTTGGTATTACTTTAAGCTTCTCGCAGATTGAAACAGACATTGGACTATTCTTTAAGAGCTTTGGTATTCGTACTATCACAGGAGGAAAGCAAGTAGAAGTATTTGGACTCGATGGTGTCAAAGAACAATTAAGAAAGTCTGGTATTAACTTTGACCTCTATCATTGTGTTGTCTTCTGTTACGATGACAAACAAACCATATGGGTAACTGACCCTGTGTACAAAGGTGTGAATAGTGTGGATAAGATACTTGGAAACTGGGCACGGTGGTCAGAGGTACAGCCAGGAACAGAATTCATTGAGATGCACCCAGGCTCAACACAAAGTTTTGTTCGTATCCTTACTCATGAACTACGGCATATATATAAAAACAGACTCAAGAGACGTGGTATCTTAGTTGTTGACCCGATGGACATGACTCCAGTTCCACATAACTGCAATACAAAAAGACCTGACCCTAAAGGTCAGTGCATTGTAGACATACCGTATTACAAAGAGCTTGATATGTATGCACCCGATGGTAACAGAGCAATCGCAAATGCTATCCTCAAACCTCATGTTGATGACATAGTCGCACACCCACGAGTTCTCATGATGTTACTTACTTTGAAACTTAAAGTTATACAACTGATTCTTTCTCTTAAGAGCAAAGAAAATAAGCCTGTATCTAAGTTAGATATATGGGCAGAAGCAATCAAAGAATTTGAAGGCTGGTATGTTGGCTCACGCTCTTACAGAAATCTGAATCCTGGCAACCTCAGATGGAGTAAGTATCAATCAGGAACAGAGGGTGGCTATGCAGTGTTTAGCACATACGAAGAGGGGTGGAAAGCATTACTCTTTCAGTTACAGATAGCAGCGGATGGTAGAAGTAATGCGTATCTTAATAAAGATAAGACTATGACACTGCGTGAGTTCTTTAATTTCTATGCTCCGAGTAGTGATAACAATCATCCCAGAAAATATGCAGAGTTCGTTGCAGACAGATTAAAGGTGTCAGTCGATACACCTATTTATGAGTTAATATAAATATCATGGCAATAAAAAATAAGAAAATAAAATCACCACTTGCTAGGATGATAGGTCAGGATAAGGTAGACAAACTAAGAAAGGGTAGCGTGTTCATTGATGCAGTGGGTGGAGGAGAAAAGAGGAATAAGAAAGTTATAGCCTTTGAAAAAAAATTGCAAAAAAAACTTGAGGCGTTAGGAAAACTTCTTAGTCGTAACAAATAAAACTATGGAGAAAAAATATTCACTATCAAAAGGAGTACAGAAAGCATTAATAGGATTGGTAGTATTCGGAATTCCAGTGTTGATTGACATGTTCCCTGATGTTGCTAACCTTACTATAGGTGCCGTGCTTATGTTATTAGTAAACTTTATTAAAATTAAAACAAGTTAATATGTCAGAATATAAACCAAACCCAGCAAATGCAGGAGGTAAACCAGCTCCTAAACCAGTAGAAAAAGTAGAAGAAAAGAAAGAGGACGAAGTTGAAGAAGAGAAAGACTAATGGTATACTGTGGGGGTAGGGAGGTATCTCTCTCACCTCTACTACACATATTTTTGTTTCCACTAAGGAAACAGTTGTTGATGTAAAATGGTGTGGTAATCATTTTTATGCTCTATCAAAAAAGACACGTATTACTACGTGCCTTTTTTGTTTGCATAAATACGTGTTACATAACTTGTACTACTCAGCCGCCTTAAAATAAAGACTAGCTTTCTCTTCCGAGGTAGCAGTACCTTCTTGTTGTTCTATCTTCTTTAAGTTCTTAAGCACCTTCTCTTCACTTTCGACCGCAAGAGAGAATGTCCAAGTCCTTCTGTTTTGTATGGTGAATGTACCATACTCAGACTCAAGTTCCTCAGTACCATCATCTTGCATATAGTCAAGTATGACAGGCTTAAGTTCATCAAGGTCTGCTTTGATTTTCTTTTCGGCACGCTTAGCATCTGCATAACGAGCAAGCATAACCTCCATTTCTTTTTTAGTAGTCATATTAGCTAGCTACTTCAGAACCACCTATCACCTCATCTTTGTTCTCTTTTGCGAGTCGAGCAGCTTGGTCTTTTTGGAACGGCATCCAGTCCCAGTGACCTCCTTCTTTTCCTTGCTCAACATCTTTATTGAAGAAGAATCCTTCAGGGCTTAAAACACAAAGACTTACAATAGTAAGGCTTTTAACTTCTGTAATAATTGCTGCCCTATCAACTGATGGATACTCACCTCCTGGGGTTCCGTAACTTTTGTAATAAACAACCCTCCCTATTGTTGGCTGTATTATTGTATCATTCAAGTCATTCATATTTTTTTAGTTTTTTTATGTTTAACTAACTTTTTCTTCTTGTTTTCAAGCCAGTCATAGACACCTGAGATATTTTTGTATGCTCTAAAGGCTCTGGTGGGGTATGGAATGTCATACAATTCTATCTTATCGTAATCCTTTGAAAGTTTTACTAAGTTGCATCCAGCTACTGGTATCCTGTGTTGTGTCATATCCAAGAACGCATACATGTATGCAGAAACTTGAATAGCATAATCATCTGCCACAGCGTTGGAAGTCTTCCAGTCACTAACGTACAACTTATCTCCAAAGAATGCTAACAGGTCTAGTGTACCTGCTATGCCTCCCCACTTGTCAGTACCAACTAACATCTCTGTTGCTACGGGAAGTACATCGTGTTTAGTAAAGAGTCTCTCGGCACTGCGTATGGCCGCTATAGCTCGTGGGTCAGTACCCTTCGGTGCGAACTTTCTAATATCACTAGGCTGTGAGCCTGTATCAATCCACACCTTAAGGTATTCTTCGATGATGTTGTGGGCAGAAGTTCCTACGAATCCTGCCTCATCTCGAATGTCTGTATGAGCAAGCGAAGCACCTGTGAGTAATTCTTTCCTATAGGTGTCATCAGCTGTCTTAAGTTTGTTGAACCTATCTTCTTTCTCCATCCACTCTACCCCTTTAACAACAGCCCACTTTCTAAGGTGAGGCTTCTCGATGATGAGCTTTGAGGTAACAGACTTCACCCTCTTACCAGAAGGGAGTATGTACTCATGTCCCCACACACCATGGTCTGCTTCAATCTTTCCTGACACATACTTATCTATCTGTTTTCGTATGTCCCACGCTTGCTGTTCTCTTGTTGGTTTTGTGTATAGCATTTAATTGTTTTTTTCTACGTGCCCCTGTCATTCTCTCCCACTCATCAGACTGAAAGAGAGGTATGCCTTTCATGAATTCATCATGTCTACGCATCTTACGGGCAAGTTTTATTTTCTGTTTATGATTCATTTTACTTCTCATCTCCCCAGCTAGCATCATCGCCTTCAGGGATTTCTTCGTTGTGCTTTACGTATACTTCAATACTCTTTGCTGGTTGATACCCTTTTACTTTTGGTTCAATTATTTTCTTGAATTCAAAGCCAACAGTATCACCCATCTTTGCAGTATTCGCACGTCCTATCACATAGTCTTTCTTAAGAGAAATTCCTACATGGATAATAGTTCCATCATCTTGTTTCAAATCGAATACTCTTTGTGCAGGGAAATCTCCCTTACCTTCTTTGTCAGTTACTTCAACGAGTATACCTGATACCCTGTCACCAACTTTGTCGAACTTGAACCAGTTACTTTCTGGTACATTCTCATCATTAAACAAATCATCTTTTTTTTCTGCCATCATATATATTTATTTATTTTAATCTTATTCCAAAGTCTCGAATCCTCAAGACTCCGCTTTCTTTAATAATGTTATCGACCAGTTGGCGTGAAATATTCATCACTCTCGCTATGTCAGCTTTAGAGAAATCACCGTTTGAATATAAATCAAAGATGATGTTATTTCTAATATGAGCGATGTCGTCTTTCTTTAATGCCATCGTGCCATTATATTACAGTTAGCGTGTATGTCAATTAACTTGTGGATAACATTTAATCTGTCTATATTTATAGCCATATACATGTAAAAATTAGGACAAGAAAAGTAAAGGTGATATCATGTACGGATGGTTCGGAGGAAACGAGTTAAGAAGGTCAAGCTACATCCCACAAGGGAGTGTGACATCTCTACCTGTAGTAACAAGTCAGAGATGTCACCACCTGGGATATACTGTACCGAGTGTCGAGAAAAATTAGCAGTTATAAGTAACGAGAATATTAAAAAATGGCAAAGAAAACTACACCAAAAGCCACCGTTGTCGCCTACGCAATCGCAGACGAAAGAGGAAGGCCAATGATAGCAGGTGATACAGGTCGAGTATACATCTATAGAACAGAAGCCCAAGCACAAGATAAAATAAAAGAAGATGCAGATGAACGAGTTGTACAAATCAGCATTCAGTTCTCCAAGCCAAAAAAGAAATAGCACAAGTGAGTATGAACTGGTAAGCATATATAAATTCAAAGGGTTCATCGGTTTACTTGATGACAAGATAGAGGAAGAGAGGCAGAAATTAGACTGGCTCTTAAAATTAGAGCACAAGATAAAAGAGGAGTGGTACGATGATGACACTGAGGCACGGATTTTATATGAGTATGTGAGGAGACCTATGTCACAAGCGAACCATGAGATAGAAAAATATAAAAGGATTCAAAAAATAGCACGACCACCAAAGAAAGGGATGGAAAGAATAACACAGGAAGATATAGAGAGAGCGAGGGCACATCCCATTACAGCATTTCTTACTTTTGATAACAGAGGGAGCGACATTATATGTCCATTTCATTCAGAGAAAACACCATCATTACATCTATATAAAAAACAAAATAAAGTGCACTGCTTCGGTGGGTGTGGAAGTTTCGATTCGATTGCTATCTACATGTACCTGAAGAGCTGTGACTTTCTAACTGCTGTGAAAGAATTATGTTAAACTATAAGAGATTGCCAGTTAATAAAGGCCTATGCGTTATGCTGTCCGAGACAGTTGTGTGTGGGTCTTTATTAGGTTGATATGAAGAGAGAGAAGATAACCACCATCGAGCAACTCAAGGATAGATTCAAAGAAGTCTATTACCTTGAGGATGATAGGGTAATAAATGTCCTCATTGCTTGTATGTGTGACATAAATGTGAAAGGTACAGATGCCTTGTGGATGATGCTTGTTGGTGGTTCCTCTTCAGGTAAGTCAGAGCTAGTCAACACACTACTTGGAGTCAAAGGTGTACACCAAGTATCACAACTCACAGAGAATACGTTTCTTTCTGGTGCAGTGAGGCGTGGTTCTGATACATCTCTCTTACTGCAAATCGGTACCCGTGGGACAATGATTATGAAAGACTTTACATCCATCCTTTCATTACAGAACGAGAAGCAAGCAAACATCATGGGTCAGCTTCGAGAAATATATGATGGTCACTTCGTAAAGCACACAGGTATGGGAGACAAATTAGAGTGGGGTCCAAATGCAAAGCTCAATCTTATTGCGGCCTGTACCGAGGAGATACATGTAGTCGCTGCAAAGTTCTCATCCATGGGTACTCGTATGTTGTACTATACCCTTCCAGAACAGGATAGAATCAAGACCACACTAAGAGCTTTTGATAATCAAGGGAAGATGGAGGAGATGAGAAAGAGTTTGCAACGTGATGTGAACGAGTACCTCACATATATCCGCACAGAAAAATTAGGAAAAGGAAGTAAGGTACCAGAGATACCAAAAGATTTACGTGATGAGATTATACAACTCACTGACTTCGCTTCAATGGCACGGTCAGCGGTGAAGAGAGATTACCATGGAGAGATGGAGTTGGTACTGTCACCAGAAATGCCTATGAGAATTGCGGCTCAAGTTTTTTCATTGGGGTCAATGCTCATGGTTCAATATGATGGAGAAGCAACTCAGATAGTGAGAGATATTTTATACAAGGTGTGTTTGGATTCAATTCCTAAACAAAGAAAGACCGCAATGAAAGTACTCGCAAAATATAAGACAGCAACAACAAGTGGAGTAGCAAAAGAAATGAACTATCCAACAAGAACAATCTTGAATTGGCTCGAAGACCTTAATGTTCTAGGCCTTGTGAAAAGAAAAGTAGGAGATGGTTCAAGTTATACATGGGAGATGGAAAAAAGATTCAAAGAAATTGTGTGTAAATATGAAAATGTAACACCAGTAGAAGTTGACCTCGATGCAGAGGATGAATTTACAGAGGCTAAGACATCATCATACAGTGGTGCAAACAGTGGCTTTTATAATCAGGTGCCATACAAAGATGGTGATGATGAAGGTGTTGACTGTGCCAACGAGGAGTTCAGGAACATGTAATATTTAATATGAAATTATACAAACATCAACAAGCATTAGTAGATAAATTTCCACACAGATATCTACTAGCCCACGGGACAGGTACGGGTAAGACAATCACTGCCATTACACTTGCAAACAAAGCAGGTGGTCATACTATTTATGTGGTACCCAAAGGATTAAAGCTAGGCTGGGAGATAGAACTAAAAAAATACAGCGAGGTAGGCTATAGCTTGTATACAAAAGAAGAGTTCAAAAAATTTTGGGATGAGCTTGAAGATTGCAAGACTCTTGTCATAGATGAATCACATTTTCATTTCGGCATGAAGTCCCAAATGAATAAGACTATGCAGAAGTATCTTAATAAATGGGATATAGAATACAGGTATCTTCTTACGGCCACCCCGTACAGGAGCACACCGTGGAATATTTTTCAAGCCAACAAACTACTTGACATAGAAGGAAAGAGATTGTCATACCCCTCATTCAAGAGAGAGTTTTTTGTTGAAATGAAAATGGGACACAGGTTTATATCAGTAGCAAAACCAGAGATAGCAGAGAAATTAGCGAAGGTGATGCGTGTCTTTGGCAACGTGGTAAAGCTTGAAGATTGTGTTGATGTTCCAGAACAGGTACATGAAGTTGAATACTTTGCTGTCACAGCACAACAAAAAAAAGAGTTCAAGATTGCCGATGAGCTTGCACCTCTTGTAAGATACGGCAAGCACCATCAGATATGTGGTGGTACTATCAAAGGTAATGAGTATGAAGACACCAGATATCCAGAGAGTGACAAGACAGGACGTGTAATTTCTCTTGCGGAGGAGCATGAGAAACTCATAGTAGTGTGCAGATACAACGCAGAGATAGACATGCTCAAGGTAGAGTTAGAACACAAAGGCTTCGAGGTTTATATAATAAATGGCTCACGCCATGTAGACCAGGGGAAAGTAATAGAAGAACTAAAGAAGAAAGATAAGTACGTCTTACTGGCACAGGCCAAAACATGTACAGGTTGGGAACTTAAAGAATGTCCAGTGATGTGCTTCTACTCATTAGACTTCGGGTTAGTAGAATACTTACAGGGACTGGGTCGAATTCAAAGAATAGATAACCCAAAGAAAAATCTATATGTTTACTTAGTAGTAAAGGGTACTGTCGATGAGAAAGTGTACCAAAGGGTAGCAGTAGAACGTAAGGATTTCCACATGACTCTCATGAAAGATGAATAAAATGAATAAACGATGAACTAATATGAATAGATACGCTGAAAAAGATTTCCAAATAAAATTCACACGCTGGCTACGACATAAATATGTATCAGGCAGTGCCGCTTTTGAGTTAAAGATAACTCATGGAGGACATGCTCTTCCTTTTAATGCAGTCAAAGACCATCAGATTGCAGCACTTATGGCAGCGAAACATGGCAACTTGCCGTTCAAGATACCAGATGATTCACGAGGGGAGAAACCATTTGATTGTTTTATATTGTCATCCGTTGATGCCTATGTTGTCATACAATACTACATCAGAGGATGCAATGAATTTATAATGATAGATGTTGATGACTTTGTATCAGAGAGAGAAAGCTCTAGTTTTAGAAAATCTCTCACTCAAGAGAGAGCAAAACAAATAGGCTTAGTAATAAGATTTGAAAAACGTGGAAGAAAAGAAAAGTCTGAATACACACCAAGGCTATAGTGTTAGCGTTTTCTTGTATCTCCTAACCAACTAATAATATCCTCATTAGTTACCATCTTACTTGGTTCTGTAATCCTATCCTCATTCAACCACTGTCGTAAGAAACCTATCCTAAAATTAGATATCACCTCTTCCTTTATTTGAGAGATTATTCTTCTTCGTTCCCCTTTGAGTACTGTATGTTCCAGTAATTCTTTAATCTGTTTACCTCTATCACAACTACATGGTAGATAATAAGGGGCTTGTTCATGTATTTCAACACCTGCTTGTCCCATATCAAACTCACCTCTGCCACTATAATGCTCTAACTGTGTGCTATAACCCTTGCCATAACATTTCTCACAACCTCCATACGCTTTACAACATTTTGATTCCATAATAATTTTATTAAATAATAAGTGAGCCAAGGATAGGAGTTGAACCTACTACATACAGACATAGACTAGCTATCTGTAATCTCCACCTCGTAGATGGCAATGTCACCGTGCATTTTCCTTGGCCATGAATAAATATGGACATTCATACAAGTGAATGTCCAGGTTTTTCTTAAAGAACATCTCCCAAGTTCTCATCATCTGCATCATAGTCATCTATATCTTGTGATGCTTGTATGGCATTACGAGTAGATACTCTATGATGTTCTTGTTTTGAAAGACCATAGCAATAACTCTTATGATAAAATTTATTGTCATGATACACGAAGTGTTCATTGTCGTATATCAGTTGCTTACACTGGTCACACGTTCTCATCTCTGTCTCTCCTTTTAATAGATACATCTATACATACAAAAGTCCATCCAATATCCAAACATAACCATCATAACTACGAATGTTATTGCTTGGTACACAATCACTCTGTAATCCTTTGCTTTCATCTTCATTTCTTTTCTCCTTTAATTGATTAGCAGACTCAGAGGAGTGAATTGGGATTTGTGGTTACCCAAATTCCATCTGATGAGCATAAGTACCTACCTCCTCATTCTATGCCTTGTAAGACGGGTGTTACCTTATCACTATTCTACCCCCCTGATTCTGCTAACCAATATTATGTACTCCCCTCTAACCCTCAATCAACTACATTACAAATTTTGAAGAATTTAATCGGTCGGGGAAGGCCTATTAAATATTAAATAATAAATTGATTGAGGATGAGAGGAGAGTAACTCCCACCATGCCCACTCCGACCCAAATACAAAATGTTTGAAATATTGCCAGAATAATCTATCACATTAAAAATAATAATAATAAATAAATTCCATCGGGGTGGGCGTGGTGGGAACTACTTACTTCCTTCCTCCTCCATGTTTCTTTTTATTCTTAAAGGGATTATCTTTATCTTTTATCACGGTGATGGGGTCCCCACTTACTATAGACTTATCATCCTCACCTCGTGGTAGTTCTTTCTCTTCTTCTTTTGGCTTATCATCAAGAACAAAACATATATTACTTCCATCAAAATTGATACCCATAATAACATTCTCTCTTTCTATAGCATTAACAAAGGCTTCGATGTTCACGCTGCGATAACAGGTGAGCTTGGTATACTCCTTGTCTTCCTTTGAGATTGCCATCCAATGCACCTTCTCTTTTTTTTTATCATCCATATTATTTTCTTAATCTAACTGCTAATAATAATAATACCATTATAACAAGAACTCCATTAGTAATCGTAAGGGCCACGTCCGTCAGGTGGCAGTGGCTTATCATGACGGGGTTTGGCATTGGAGATTTTGTCTCCACTGCCTGTCCCTGCGTTGTAGTTGTATTTGTGGCTATCTCTACCTCGTTGTTCGGCCAGTCGTAATCGCTCGGCCATTCGTATTTCTCTGTTTGCATGGTCTATTCCTGCTAAGTAGCTCAACCATCCGATGGCTACTACAATAATAATCACTATAAATAATGCTAACATATTTTTTATTTTGATTTGTTAAAATTTTTGAGAGACCTTTCAACGGCTTCTTCTATTGCACCAAGTGGCATGTTGTGTGCTGATGCAGTAACTTTAATAGTCCCCTCCATGTGGTCAAAGTTTGCAACAATAACAAAACCACCAGTACCTTTCTTCTTGTCAAAGACCCCATCAATTAAATCAATCGCTTCTGATTTTGCTATGTCGTTAGGTACATGTGCCACATCTTCTGTGTATTTGTGCTTAGTCATGGTTATTTCTCCTTAATTTTTTAATGAGACTGTTGAAGTTTTTGCTTATGTCTTCCTCTCTCTTATCAAAGTCCTCCTTCTTGTTCATATTTTCTAACAACTCCATCACTTGTAACATCTTGTCTCCTCTATTTTTATTGTCTCGACAGTTACGACAGTCACAGTCTTCATCTAAATCCACCTGACTTTTTGCTAAGTCATCAACTGTAGTGTTCAATACTTCCTTAACGAACACACCATTGACATTGTGTGCAACAATTTGTAAGTCAATATTATTCTCACCATCTGGTGAGGCAACAACTATAAATCCTTTCCCTTTCTTTCCTCCCATTATTTTTTTAACACTTGCTACTGTCTTATCAATTTCTTTCTGATGGTAAGAACCATCTTTACTTGGTTTGTTTTCTGCTATTTTTTTTGCTGTCATATTCTTTTACTATATTACTATTAAATCCACACCATGTGCACACTCCTGATGGTACATTTATAGCGTAGTTCTCCCTTCCACAGTTTACATTAGGGCACCTGATAAGTCCTATCGACCCATCATCGTTAAGATAGCCGTAACCCAACCTGCTTTTTTTGTATTCTTTGCGTATGAATCTGATGTCGCTCTTCCCTTCTTTGATAGTTTTATATTCTTCTTCCATTTTCCAATATCATTATCTAAACAAAACTTCACATGCTCTGTGGTAATACCCTGTGTATATTCTGTACGTGCCATGCCATTCGCATGGTTCTTAATACCCGAAGGCAACACTGGTTTCTGGCACACGGGGCATCCTGTTTCTTTCTCGTCCCATGTTATGCCACCTCTCTTTCTTTTTCTGATGCCACAATGAGGGCAGAAACTCCATCCTGAATAGATAGTAGCCCTACACCTGCGACACTCCATAGTTCTTTGCGACTAATTTTTCTTTCATTCTCTGCCACATGCTCATAGACTTATCTTTCTTATCTTTCTTGCCACCCTTTAGTGGTTCATCATCAACTAAGCCAAGTATATACAGTGTATCAATACACCCTTCAACTCTACCCATTGATAATTTTATCCGTGGTATAGCAATGAACAAGTCATAAGCTACGATACCAAGCATCGTAATAAGAGCGATAAATGATATGGCTCTCATACCAACGAGTGATGTTATTACCTGTACCACAAGAAACGCAATGATAAATGGTAGGCGTTTCTTCCCATCTTTTAATTCTTTCTCTACGACTCCCATGTGAGTATCAAGATACTCTAAAACTTTACCTTTCTCTTTTTTCATATAATTTGTATCTGCTCTTCGCTAATAATTTTTCGTGTGTGCCACTAAACCTGTCCCAAGATGGGCCCATCGACTCCATCTTTGGTGAATAACTCTCTTGTACAGGCTTACCACATCCTTCACACTTCCATATTGCGTACGCTACATACCCTTTGCTGTGAGTGAAGTGCCACATCTCTATCTTGTCTGGTGCAAAGTCATGGTCTCCTTTCAGTCTCTTGCATTTGTATTTCTTCTTCCAAACTTTTGATGGTGGTCTGCCAATGTTCAGTGGTGGATTGGTATCAGAAATAGGGGGTGGTACATGTCCATCCATCCTCTCCTCCCCCCAATTTCTTTTACCGCTCATGATGTTTAATCTATTTTATCTGGTACGAATGTAGCAGTGACAGTATCATTATCACTTTCAACTCCGCTAGGTGTAGTGTCATAATATATCCATCCATCTACTACCCTCATAATTAAAGTATATTCACTGATATTTATATATGTATGCAGTTCCATTGTACGTAATTGCTCTACCGTTGGTTGTGTATATGTCATATATTTATTTTAATTACTAAGAATAATATCTAATACGCTTTTGTTGATACGTTCCCAACATTCCTTTTTCTTGCACAAACTAATTTTGTAATTCATTCTGCAAGGTAGACCTGATGAGTACACTCTTGATGGATGTTGTGCGTAGACTTTTATAATTCCACGCCTGTCTATCTCATCACCACATGAATCACATCTGAATTTCTTTTCTTCTTCGTGAACCCGTGTGTCTTTTATTTTTCTGCCATACCCTTTGAACATTTTATCTAACATACTACCGATTAAGTAGTACACCTGTGTCTGCACCTAGTACTGTTACTGGTACCTTTCCATCCCATGCTTCCATCCATAGTACATCGTTCTCTAGTTCTTTGAATCGTAATACGTTTGCTGTAAGTGAGTTGCTAAGTATAGTGTTGGCTCGTGCTCGTGACTCTGCTTCGATGATACGTGACCGTGCCTTACCTTCTTCGACTGCCACTTGCTTCTCAACGTCTGCTTGTGTTGCCTGCAATTCATTCTCTTTCTGTTGGGCTAGCTGTGTCGCTTCAATCTTTGCATTGATACGTGACTTAACACTCGATGGTATCTCTATCCCATTCGTGAAGTAAAGATTGTCTATGTGTATTCCCTTCGCTCCAAACTCTTCACGTAACTGTGTTAGTACTGACTGTCTGAATTCTTCTTTCTTTGAACCATACACTTCATCAACTTGATACTTGCTTGCCTGTTGCACTAACGCATTCTTTATCCATGTTGGAAAGTATGTGCTAATGATAGTGCTCGGTCCTTTGCGGTACTCTAAGTAAAGCTGTGGTATATTCTCTTCTACAAATTTGTAGTCGATTGAGATATCTGCACCAAGAATAAGACCATCAACATCTTGAAAGCTCATGTCTTCGTACTGTCCTTGCTGGATGTATGCTGGGTAGGTAATCACATCATGAGTTATCACGTTGTAAAAATTTCTACCTGTAGGTAGTGTCTCTATCTGTACCCCCTTGTCACTTCCATACATGTCGATGATGATTGCTACCTCTGATGGTAGTACCTTCACTGAAAACGCATTGAATAAAACAAGTCCGATAACAAAGATAGCTACCACTAAAGATACTATCACCTCTCCACTTCCTTTTTGACTGTTCATAATATATTTTACTATTTAATAATCTCTTCTATCTCTTCTCTCGATGGGTCGTACTGTCTTGCAATATGTGTCGGCTCTAACTGTGCTATTGGTACAGTCTGATATGATATCTCTACCTCACCCTGAACCACCACAAAATTAGAATACTTACACATCACACTACCCTTACCTCCTTCTGGCTCTATGAGGTCGCCATCAAGTGTGTTACATATGCTACGCCCTTCTTCTTCTCTACTTTCTTTTGCGAATTTCTTTTTAGCTTCTCTCTTTTTAACTTCAAACTCCGCTCGTTCTTCTGGTGTCTTGTTACTCATTGCTTGTGAGGCTCTTCGTTGTTCAACATAATCTTTGAACACACTCGCATGGTACAAAGACACTGCGTTCCTCACCACCTCACTGATAGACATGAACCCTTTACGTTCCATGATTTCATTCATCATGTTTATCTGTACCTGCTTGAATTTAATTGTCTTTGGTATTGGTTTCTCCATGTTTGTGATAAAAAATTATAGCCCTTCGTACTGCCTCTGAATTAGAGGGAAAGTCCTCACGCTTCTTAATATCTTCGACCATATTTATCTGACTCTCCGTTAGGTAGTATATTTTCCTCTTCATGTTTGTTATTATTTTTGCCTTCCCCGTGCATTCTTGTCATGTGTAGTAGCAGTCCATGTTCCTTACATGTCTTACCACATACCCGACAGTCCACTTTCTTCTTGCTTGTTCTGTATGGTCTCTTTACCACCTCTTTTTTTACTGGTACTTTTAACTCTGCTCTCTTACCTATCAAGTCGAGTAATATAATACTCTCGGACGTTACCTCTGCTGTTGCAGAAACAAGTCCGCTCTCACTCATTTTGTATTTCATATTTTATTTAAGTTGTTCTTTGATGAGCATTGTTTCTTTCTGTGTTGATATTAGTCTGTTAATAAAATCTTCTACCTTCACAAAATTTTTCGGAAACTCCTCATCTATAATAATATTCTTCCCTAATTTTTTGCTGTAATAAACTGCCATAAGACAGTCACGTTGCTCTGTGTCTGTTGATATATGTGACAAAGTAAAGTCAATCTTATCGTGCAACAAAACTTGCACAACTTTGATTGCTTCATTGTCATCTATAATTTCTACCTTCTTCCCTCCAAAAATATCTAGTATGTGTTGTCTTAATCCCATTGCTCTTCGTAGTAATCTTCTATCGCTAGTAAAGCTTCACCTATTGCTCTGTTATAGGCTTCTTGTGTTGTCGACCTTGTACGTTTACCTTCACCATTTTTGTACCACACTGGTGCTTTAAGTGAACGCACTCTCTTCATCAACTCTCTCCTCTCTCGACCTGTCATACAATTATTATATGCCTATCGTATGACATGTCAAGCGTTTAATTTATAGTTCATAGAATCCTGTCACCCTATCTACTACTGTTTCACCATCACCCCATATAGCATTGCCATCTTCCACTACATCAAGTGCCCCTGCGAGTGCTTCCTCTTCTGTTTCTGCCTTCACCTTCACGTAGCCAAAGTTTGTTTCAACTACATTGACTGTGAAGTATTTAGTTTTTTTTGTCATAGTATCTATCGTGTAAATATCTTAATGTCATACCAAAAAGTATGGCTGAAAAGAATATAATAAGATTTTCTATTACTGCTACTGTGCTCATAAATCTAAGGTATTACTGTGGATAATTTTTACATCGACCCACTCATCTGTCTTGCTCCCTTCAACAGGAAAACTCCAATTAAATTCTACCATGTCATCATGTGCCATCTCTTCCAAGTCTCCCTGACCCATGTCAACTATTATTTTCTTGTTCATTGTTGTTGTTGTCTTTCTTAATAAAGCTCTGTTGTTTTAATCTCTTCATGGTTTGCTTCGACCTTTTATATTTTCCTATTCCCTCATCACCTTTCTTGAAACGGGTAGCCTTGCCACCTCGTACCAAATTGTCTGCCACTACCTTGTCATAGTTATCTTTGACATTGGTAGCAAGCGTATGTTTTAAGGTCTTTGACACCTGACCCCTCTTAATATCAAGCCCATATTTCTTTCGGTACTCTCTCGATAAGACTCCATGATAATTATATATGTGTGCCCCAAGTTTATGAAAGTATCTGTTTTCTTTTTTGTCATCACGGCATATGAGGCACTCAATTTTTTCTGGTTCATACACACCACACCTCTCTTGCTGTCGTGCATTGCCAGCTTCATAATATTTCTTACCCCTATTCTTTATGTTGTTGTATTTATTTCTGCACACATCATCACAAAAGGCACGGCGTGATTGCCCTTGTGTGTTTTCATACTCGAATGTCTTACCACACTCATCAAGTTTACATGTCTTTGTTATTATCATATCTTCCTCTTTATAAATTCCCTCATATCTTCCTCACTCATTTGTTTATCTAACTCTTCCCACTCACCATCAATAAATTTTCTGATGCTCTCAACATACTCTCCCATCTTTGCTTCAACGTAACAGTAGATAGCGGTGGCTCCATTATTTTCCATTGGGTCATCACCAAAGTCTACCTCATTATATGCGTCCACTAATTCTATTTTATGTAGGTACCATATGTCATCAATCTCTTTGGTGTACACGGGTACGTTACTGTCGGCTATCTCTCCCGTGCGGTCATAGATAGTATCAATGATAGTATCACTACTCGCTCCTCGGTACTCCATGATTGCTGTGATAGCTAAGTCTTTCACCTCTTCGTTCGCCATTACTACACGTTCTTCAAGCGTGTCATCAATCTCTACTTGTATCTTCATGTTTGTTTCTTCTTATACTCATAATATTACTCGGCTGTGGTATCTCGAATCCAAAGTCTACCCCTTCTCTTATTGCTACCCTCATTTTATATCTAAGGTACTCTCTTGTTTCTAACTCTCCAAATTCTTTACCAAACATTTCAACAAGCCCATCGCTTACAATGTCATAGTGCTTTCTATTTATAGGTGCCCTGCTCGCAAGTTCAACAACTAATCTCTCGGTCATATCCTGAAACTCATCGGTTACTTTTACGTTTCTTACTTCTGTTGTCATACTTTTTTCTTGCTATCTATCCATGCTAGTAAAATCTCGCTCGCTTTTTTTCTGTCTACCCCGAATCTCCTCATGAGATATGGTGTCGCTCCCCACATGTTAGTCTCTCCACTCTCCCTAAGTTCTTCAAGGTACTTATAGTATTCTATTGTCATTTTCTTTTGATATGTTTGTCTAGTAATTTCGCTATCGCTCCGTAGAGTTCATCGGTGTCTTCGACTGCAACACAATTCTCTTTCGGGTAATAGTTGAATACAATATCTGTTTGTATCCCTACCCCTACGAATGCAATGTGTTCGTTCCTGATTGCTCTATCTACTGTATCTTTAAGGTTAATGTCTAAGTACTTGCGTTTCTTTTTGTCTCCGTCTATGTACCAATTAAGTGAGTTATCAAAACTCGGTCTGCCATCTGACATCACTATCATTATCTTTCCTTCCTTGCCAGTGGTAGTCGGGTGTGTTTTCTTAAGTCTCTCAACTGCTCGCTCGATTGTATACCCATCACAATTCCCCTGACATGTGTGCTCGGTGTCTAACTCATGCCCTAATCCTTTAAGCTCGTTCCATTTCTTTTCGTATGCTTCTTGCCCTATTAAGATAGGTGGTGGATAGAGTTTTCTGTCGGTCATATCTTCAATAAAGTATACGCTATCACCTCCTCCTCCACTTGATATCTTACCCATCAATGCTCTTATTTTTCTTTCATCTTCTATACTTTTTATGCCCTTGCCTACCTCATATGGTTTGATTTCAAAGTCAAACGTGTTGAATCCTACTACCTCATATTTAAGTGTCGGTATTTTATCAAACGCTTTCATCAAGTCTACTGTTGAATCAATAGCGTGTCTCATTTTTGAACCTGCCATTGAACCTGAACAGTCAACAAGTAAAGAGAGCGTGTAATTTTTTCCTTTCCGCTCTAACTTTTTCTTGAATAACTTACTTGAAAAACCTGCTTTGAATAATGCTCGACTGTTTAATTTCCCACTGCGTTGGTGTCCAATTTCTCGGTCGAACATGTTATCTTTCATCACTGATATGAGCTTGGCATTGAATGTTGCCTTGTTCATAATATTATTTTGTTTCGTACTTCTCTTTCATTTTTTCTGTTAATCTTTTTATATCAAGTCCTTCGGCTTGTGCTCTATTAAGGATTTCTTCTTGTGCTTTTACTACCTCAATCCACTCGTTCACATACTTGTCTTCTTTTTCTTTTACTTTTTCAATTAGCATTTCTACTACTTTTGATTTATCTTTGTTGTTGTTCATACTATAATCCCTTCTCGCTTCTACTTAATAATACCCCTCTCATCTGTTCGATAACATCTTCACTGATGTTCGCTAGTTTCTGTTTGAGCATTTTAATTTCTGTCTCTCGTTGTGCTGTCTCGCTCGTGAGTTTATCGTACTGTTCTTTAAGTTCACTGTAACTCCGTATCTCATCATCGGGTAGCGTTAGTGTCTTCTCTATCAATGTTTTTACTACTGTCTGCTCTTGCTCTCCCATCTTATTGAGTATCGCAAAGAGTACCGCATGTTTAATTGGTATTTTCTTTCTCAATAATTTTCCTGCGTGTACTAAGTCCCTTGTCGAACAGTAGTAGAAAATATCTTCTTTCTTTTTCGCTTCTCTAAGTTGTGTTGCCATCATCACTAACTTGGTAGCTTGTGATGGTGTGATTTCTGTTTGCTCTTGGATAAGAGTACTCTCGGTACCCTCATCTGGTATATCTATGTTAATCACGGTATTGAATCGTGATAGCAATGCCTTGTTCATCTCCTTGGTACCTGCGTACTCATCGGGTGGGTTCATTGTCGCAAAGAATCTAAAGTTTTTGTGTGCTTTCACATACTCATTATCTTTTTCTGCTAGTCTCACTGCCCTCTCATCATCTAAGAGAGAGTGCAATGTGAAAAGAATTTCTGGTAGTGCGGAGTTAATCTCATCGAACACTATCCAATATCCTAACTTCATCGCTGTGATAAGTACCCCGTCTTGCCACACTGTGGTGCCATTTTCTACTAACCATCTCCCAATAATTTCTTCGGTTGATGTGTTGCCGTTCAATGAGACCCTGATAAGTTTGGTGTGTGTCGGTTGATTGCTCGCTAAGTTTGAAACTAACAGTGTCTTCCCCGTTCCCGTTTGCCCTTGCAATAAGACGGGTTCGTTAATTTCAATACATGTCTTCAATACTTTAAGGTTACTTGCTTTAACATAGACATTACCAATTTTTTGTAATGTCTCCATTTAATTTAGTTCATCTATCTTCATGTCTAATAATTTTCCTAGCTCTTGCATTCCATGGTTAAGTATTTTTCTGGTTGCTGTGTACAATTCTATGTTTACTTTTTGTACCATGATGGTTGACATCAATAACATTTCTAAGTTGTTGGTCATTATTCTTTTGTCTCTTGTTGACTCTTGAAAATTGCTATCATTATATGCCGTGTTCACCTGCCCTAAGAAAGTTGCTATCAGTTTACAGTATGACTCGGTCATGCCGTTGTCATCTGAATCATTGGCAATATCTTGTAACCTTTCTATGTCATCGCCTAGTACATCAATCCTGCTTGGTTTTTCTGGTGGTGGTATAGGTTTCTTTTCTCCACCTATGTCTGATGGTGATGAATAGTATGGTGTTGGTATGTTGTTGTTCTTTTTCATCTTAATCTTTTAACTTTAACATTTCTATAACTGGTTGCATTGTATGTTTCAATACGTACTCGGTGTGCTGTAAGATTGAGTATACGTGCGGTCTGTATTTTTCTTTTTCTTTATCTGTTAAGTCTACGTATGCAAGGCTTGTTCGCCGTGCCATGTCATTGACAATATTTTCTATCAATGGACGTAGCTTTGACATCTCACCTGCATGAATGAGAGCTTGTGCTTGTGAGGATAACATGCACTCAAATCTCTCTATGGTTTTGAGTTTTCCTCGTTCAATTTTTGTTTTTTCCTCAAATTCTTTTACTATACTTTCAAGTCTCTTCATTGTGTGTTGTTATATATTTTTAATATATTTGTCGACCTCTTTCCTCACTTCATCAAGTGTCATATCAAGTCCGTAAATTTTCATACGTACTTCCTGCTTTACTATATGATACTTGTCTACCTTGTCTGCTGTCTCTTCGTTATGTGCTAAGAGTTTTGTATGGCTTCGTTTCACTGACAATGTAATTCTTTTTATCAAGTCATCTATTGTCGAGCTGTATGAGGTAAACTCATAGTCCGCATTGAAACCTTTTTTGTCGAGCGTTGCTTTAAGTGCCGTATATTCTTTAAGTGATTTCGATAAGTCTTTTTTCACTCGCTTGAATGTTACGTTGTCGTTGTTTTCTTTTACTTCAAGCTCTCGCTCTATTTTTTCATAACCCCTAGCACGTAAACTTTGGTACTCGTGAAGCCTAGTTTGTAACTGTTCACTGTAAATACCATCGAGCATTTTACGTTGTGTGTTATTCACTTTTTTATGGTTGTTGTTGTGTTGCTAATGTCGACCTTTATGTGTGTGGTACACACAAACGTGTATACATATGTGTGTGGTACACACAAACGTGTATACAATAATGATAAGTGGTAGGGTTGCATTTACTTATAACCACTGTCGTGTACGTACCCCGTGGATAGTTTTATTTTTTAATTTTAATAACTATCTTCCTCATCATTGTATACACATTTCTGTGTATCAATTTGTCGGTGCTAAATAGAGACTAGCATTTTTCATTGTGTTTGTCAAGCTAGTCTCTATTCCACCTACCAGTTATTGTGTGTGATACACACAATGTGTGATACGTAACTGAACCCTCAAAATTCTTTTATCACGTATCACACATTGTGTGTATCACTGTTGTGTTGTCTACACTATGCCATCTCGTTCCTTCATTTTTGATATGGGTTTTTCGCCCGTGTATAAATCTCGTTCTAATGTGGTGTTGAATGGTAATCTTATTTGTTGTAGTTCCTCAAGTGAAAAATAGCCCCACTCGTTGCATGTCGTGTCGTTAAATAGCGACACATATCCAAAGAATATTTTTTGTTTTGCATTGTATTCTGTTGCGTACCATTTATTTTGTTGGTTGTACGGGTTGAAAAACTTTGCAATTACTATTGGGTCTTTAATTTTCTCTTGGCTCCCTACTTGCTTGAATCTTTTTTCAAGCTCTTTTGTAAGTAGCTTCATTATTATTATTTATTTATTATTCTATATCTCTATCCACTTATTTTCTATTTCATCGAATGGTGTTGGTACCCCTAACTCTTCACTTGGTGTATGTAAGTACCATGTGAAGTCTTTTTGTTGTATATATGCTCCATTTGGTAGGGCTTCGTTGATACGTTCCTTGGTTGTTTTAGTTTGGTATCCGTTTGTTTTGAGTTTGTAGCGGTCTGTGGTTCGGTTGTAATCCGCTACTACTGTATCGTGATACAGAATGGCTGTGTGCATTGCGGTGTGTTCTTTTTTGGTATTGTTCGGTGTAATGGTATATTCTGTATTGCCATAACTAAATTCCAATGTGTTACGTGCTATCTTTTTGTGTTTGTGCACGTTGTATCCTAGTTGCTCTAATGTGTGTCGCATATGTTTGATAGTTTTTGGTTTATCGTACATATGTTTATTTTTGGTTTAATTTTTAGTACATCTCCATGTCCATGTAATCATCGAGCATCATTTGAGCTTCGTCTTCGGGTAGCCCCATGTCGTCAATCATTGCTGACATTGCCATGTCTTCAAACGTGGTTGTGTTTGGGTTGTCTACCTCAATGGTGTTTGCTTTGTTTTCCATTGTAATGGTGTGGTTTATGGTTTGCCTTGGTTTGCATATATATTGTTGACTAGTACTGATATATATGTTTGCCTTGGTTTGCCTAGTAAATGCAATATTTTTATAATTATTATACCGCTATCATAGCGGTATTATACCGCTATGATTTTTCGTATAAGCATTGACGCTGTGGCAATAGGATATGTATATTTTTGCCGTGCAATTTTTGTATTGCGATTGGCAATGTGTACAATTTTATTAACATATATCTTTTTTGAGATATGTTGTTTTTTGTACAGTGTAATACTGTCCGCTATCACTACAAAGTTGCCCTTGTTGTTGATAGCACCTACAAAGCCGTAATGCTGAAAGGGTTGCTCTTTTTGTATATACCTTTCAATATCACGTAAAGAAACTATCTTATATAAACGGGAATCGTTTAACGTTTCTTTATTATTGTACGTGTCAATGCAATTAGTTGCCTTTTTCATGGTTACTTATTGCACTTACTATATTTATAATGTGGTAGCACTTACTTGCTACATGGTTAAGTATAAACGTAGGTTATGGCACATGTGATACATAAACTAGTAAGGCGATAACATAATGTATATTTTTATGCCTTGCGTTTGTTTTTTGTACCGTGTCAATGTGTTCGTTTTTCTTAACTTGCTATAGACTAGCATTTTTTTACTTTTTTGTCAAGCGGTTTTTGTATCCGCCATTTATAAAGTAAAAATTGTTGTACGCAATACTCATATTTTTATTATTGCGTACAATATTTTTATTTATATTTTTTTTCTGCTACTTGAAAAATAAGTGTATTTAGGTTGTCGATGGTTTCACTTATTTTATCATTTAACTCTTTATCATTACTATATAATAAATTGTACACTTCATTATGGTCTAACCATTTATTTATGTACTCTTTTTTTGAGTTTTTCATATTTTTTTTGTCAATTATTTTTAACTTTTTGTATACTAATTTATTTATTGCTTTTTGTCAAGCGTTTACCTATTGCACCATGTAGTAGAGCGGTATTTTTATTTTATGTATTGCACATTATAAGTGTTGTTGTTGTGGTGGTGGTGTTATGGTTATGTATTGTGTGTTTATTGTAATACTTGTTTTATGGATAATGATTATATTATGCAATTAGTTTTTTATTTTGTATAGTGTGGTGGTGGTGTGGTGTATGGGTATTTTGAGGTTGTGTGATAATGGTTTTTGAAAAATTACACAATATATAGTGTGGGTATGTCAAGGTAAATAAAATAATTATTTATATGTTATTTTTTTTTTATTTATATAAAGCTATATACCCTATATATGGGCAGTAACTCATAATAGATATATTGGCAAGGTGTCTATCAGTCATACTTCTATTATGGCACAATGGCGGTTGCGTGCGAGTCCACATACTACAGCTTGACAAACGCCCTGCCCCGTGGTTTTACAATTTATTTTCACATTGTCAAGCTCTTTATTCTTTACATTATATATATGTGTGTTAGTAACACAGAATGTACAATGTGTACAATGTGTTGTATAATCGGAGGGGGGACACGGGGATTTTTTTTGCTGGAATCGGCCACGTATAGTACCTCTCCTCCAACCAAAATCCAAAATCCAAAAAAGATTGACAATCTATTGAAAGGTATACATAATACAGGAATGAAAATAGATTCTAATGAACTCCTTTACAAAAAATTCGTAGAGTGGTTTGCTACCCCCTCAAAAAAAAGAAGTCCAGCAACTCTTCCTGAATTTGCTGAGCTGAATAAAACATCAACCGACACATTACTAAAATTATATGAAGACCCAGGATTCATGGAAGATGTCGCATCGTCAACATTAAAGTGGGCAACGTCCAGAATCCCAGATTATCTTTCTATGTTGGATGAAAGAATAGAGTCCCAGAAAAAAACAAAAGACATAATCTCTTTCATTGATGTAGTTTCAAAAATGTCCAAAGATTTAAGTGGAAGAGGTACTGGAAGTAATATTATTAAGGTAAGCGAGGAGCAATACAATGCAATCATCCAAAGAGAAGCTGCCAAACAAATCAGACTTTCTAACGAGTGCAGCGAGAAATAATTTCATTAACTTTTGTCAGGTCATTGACCCTAACTATGAAGCCAACTGGCATCATCAGGTTATTGCTGAGAAGCTCGAACACGCCATTGAAATGGCCGAACAGGATAAACCATACCGACTCATCCTAGAAATGCCGCCACGACACGGCAAGAGCCACACAGCCACTACTCTCTTCCCGACCTATGCCCTCGGAAAACATCCTGAGTGGCCTTTTATAATTACGTCATATTCAGCCGACCTTGCTCAGTCTTTCGGCATGAAGGCCCGAGACATCATCCAAACGAATCCAAACTATCCAGCCATCTTCCCGAAAACTAGAATCCGAAAAGACTCAAAGGCGAAAGATAAATGGATAACTACTAACGGTGGCTCATACTCCTCTGTCGGTGTTGGTGGTGCCATCACGGGCTTCGGAGCGAAGATTGCTATCATTGATGACCCACTAAAAAATAGAGAAGAAGCTGACTCGCAATCCTTAAGGCAAAAAATATATGAGTGGTATACATCAACTCTCTACACACGACTCGAAGGGTCAGGAGTTATAATTATTATCATGACCCGATGGCATCTCGATGACCTTGTCGGTAGAGTTCTTAATGAATCGGGAGATAACAAAGAGGAACAATCCCTCACAGATGAATGGGATGTTGTTAGATTTCCAGCTATAGCGGAACACGATGAAGAACACAGAAAAGAAGGTGAGGCGTTATGGCCAAATAAATTTCCAAAACCGACACTTAATAATATTAAAGAAAATATTACTGTTCATGACTGGGCATCACTCTATCAGCAGAATCCTATTCTCTCCGAGAATCAGGAGTTCAGACAAGAGATGTTCAAGACTTTTGAAGAAGAAGATATCCAGCCACAATATCTCAGGTACACAACTACTGTCGACCCAGCAACAGGACAAGCGAAAGGTGACAACACGGTCATCACTACTGTCGGCAAACAAGCGGATGGGCCGAACTGGTATGTGGTCGAAGAAACCGCAGGAAAATTTGACCCAGGGCAAACTGCCGACATTATCTTTCGGCACCAGAATCAGTACCGAAGCGAGGTCTACATCGAGACTGTTGCCTATCAGAAGATGCTCAAATGGTACATCATCGAAGAGCAGAAAAGACGCATGGCGTACTTCACAGTGCACGAGTTGAAGCGTAATACCAGAACTGCCAAAGAACAGCGTATACGTGGTCTCCTGCCCCTATTCAATGCAGGTGTCATCTTTCTCAGACCGAGCCAAAGAGACCTCCGCAGAGAATTCCTCCAATTTCCAAAAGGAAGACATGATGACAGAATAGATAATTTAGCCTCCCAACTTGAAGCAGTAGAGAACACTGGCTCCTTCCAGCACGCAAAAGTTTTCAAGAAAAAAATGTCAGGATATTTCCAGAAAAGATAATTGTGATATAATAAAACCATGACAGAACCCAAACAACAGAAGACCTTTATTATCACTAAGCGTGTGCTGAGCACGTCCCTCTCGAATGCCTTAAAGCAAGAATCGAAAGCAGAAGTTGTTGATATACATGAAGAGAATGAAGAAAATCCTAAGAACATAATGGGGTACTAATATAATAAAAAAAAATTTTTAACTTTTAATTACTATCACTATATGTTGGGCCTACTAATAAGAGACAAAAAAGGAAACATCCTCACACCGAAATCAGATTTCCAACCTGATGAAGAAACGAAGCAGAGAATTCTTCAGGTACAAAATGATTTTTCTAAAGGACAAGCACTCATGAACAAACCGTTCAGAGAATTTAATGACCGCTCGGTAGTTGAGTACAAGAATGATAATGCTAGGGCTTTTAATAATTACATACCTCCACGGTCCGATGACCCAGATGAGTCATGGCGAGCACAGACCATCCGACCTATAACTCGTAATAAAATAATTTCTATTGTCGCTCATATTACTGCAACCATTTTATATCCAAATGTATTTGCTCAAAATCCTGATGATGTCGAAGACAAAGCTGCGGCAGAAATAATGAGAGACCTTATCAAACACACGATAGACAACAGCGAGTATGCTAAGAAATTTGTTGACTCGATGGTTGCTGCGACCATGTCACCAGCGGCGATAGTGAAGACTGAGTTTGCTCATGTTGTAAGAGAAGTAAAACAGAAGTTAGACAACGGAGAAATTACTACACGACAGGTTGTCGATGAATTGTTCTCTGGATTCCAGATGGCATTATTTCCTATAGATGAATTGTACATAGCAAACATCTTCGAGAGCAATATTCAGAAGCAAGGTTTCCTTATTGAGAACCGAAACATCCCATTCTCTACTGCGAGGTCTATGTTTCACGACAAAGCTAACTTCCGAGAGTATGTAACCCCAGGAAGAAAGATATTCTACGTAGCGGAGGAAGATACATTCTTTGAATCAACGGATGATGACAACCAAGCAGACCAAGTAAATGTTGTCGTGTATCACAATCGGTCAGAGGACCTCATGCTCACATATGTGAACAATATCCCTATGGATGAGAGTCCTGATAACCCTAATCCACGGGATGATAAGATGTATCCATTCGGGAAAACAGGGTACGAACCTATCAATGAAGGGAGATTTTTCTACTACAAATCAGCGGTTGAGAAGATGGCACCAGACCAAGACATGGTTGATGTGCTTTACAATATGATACTCGATGGGACATTCCTCAACATGATGCCACCTATGGCACTCTTCGGGTCAGAGGATATTGATTCAGGAGTTATGGTTCCTGGAGCAGTAGTAACCTTAAGGCAGGATTCAAAGATGGCACCGATTACACAGGGTTCAGACCTACGTTCAGGTATGAATACCTTAAATACAGTGGAGAGAAGTCTAGTTGAGAGTTCAAATGACCCCTTCCAGTCAGGTATTCTCCCACAAGGAGGTGAAAGAACAGCCCTTGAAATCTCTAAAGCAGACTCAAATGCACAGAAAATACTGGGACTTTTTGGCAAACAAGTACGATTCTTTGTTGAGGACATAGGAGACCTTATGATAGGAGATATACTCCAACATCTAACAGTAGCTGATATTTCTAACCTCACCTCAGTAACAGACAAATTAAGATTCAAATCTTTTATACTTCCAAATGAAATTGTTGAAGGAAAGAATGTAACAAAGCAGATTAAGTTCGACCCAGATAGGTTCGATGGTAAGACAGACCCACTCGAAATGTCATTCGATGTGCTTGAAGAAGAGGGTGGTATGGACTCAGATACAAGACTTATTGTTGCAAATCCAGACATGATACGACAGATGAAATACAGGATTGTAGTATCAGCCGATGACCTATTCCCTAAATCACAGGCAGTTGAGAAGGCTCTTAACCTTGAGGCATATGATAGATTGATTCAGAATCCTCTCGCAAATCAAGAAGCTGTATACCGAGACTTCCTTATAGAAAACTACAAACCAGGAGAGTCAGACAAATACATAAAAAAACCACAGCCACAACAGCAAACAAACCCCGATGAAGGTCGAGCAGAGGGGGTAAAGCAGAGCGGTGTAGACACCAATATGCTTTCTCAGATTACAGGTTCAAAGAATCTTTCAGCTCTTGAGGGAGGTGGAGGTGCCATGGAATAACAATGAAAAGAATAATAGCAAACTGGTGCTTGAGGCATTTGTTTAATGCAGTGACCGAAGATGACATCTTGCGATATGAAAATAGCAAGATGACTTTTCGTGGTGATGTAGTAAATCAAGCAACCCTTAAAGAATTAGTGAACGGTGCACAGGCATTACAGAAACTGAATACTCACAAGATGTTGATGCAAGAAATGAAGTACGTAGCGAACAAAAGAATATATCAATACAGTAAAACGAACGATGATATCCTCTTTGGTAAAGCCATGTTGCTTACCATAGATATCCTCGAAAAGAAAATAGACAACATATCAAAGCTTTAGTATAATAAAATCAATTAAGTTATGACAAAAAATAACGATGCGGAGTTGAAAGACAAAAAGGCGAATCCTAATGCCGATGACCAGAAAGCTCCAGGGTCAGAGAAAAAGGATAATTCTTCACAAGGTCAGAATGCAGATGACTTAAAAAAAACAGAAGAAAAAAAAGATGAGACCATCGACTATAAAGCTCAACTCGATAGAGAAAAAGCTGATAGTAAAAATTATAAAGATGGTATGATGGCTGCGAAAGAGAAGATAAAAAAGATGGAAGAAGCGAATAAAGAAAGTCATCATGAGAACACTCAGGCCTCACAAGAACTAATGCGTGAACAGGCAGCGAGCTTAGTTAAAGAAGAACTTGATAATTTCAAATCAGGATTAGTCGAAGATAAGATAACGGAAGTTATCTCAATCCTTTCGGGCAACCTTGATGAACGAACTCTTATCAGATTCCACTATGACAATACAGTTCGACATACTGGCTATTCAATACAAGACATTCAACGTGACCTAAAAAAGTGTAAACTGCTTGCGAATGAAGGTAGGGTGCAGAAAAATCTCGATGAGATTAAGAAGGCACAACACTCAAATGATAGTGCTACTCAAGGCACAGGAGCAAGTGAAGAATCCTCCGCAGTTGACCAGCCAGATGGCACCGTGAAGTTATCACCAGCCGATGAGGCAGTGTTAGCAAGAAGGGGTCTGACAGCGAAGGATGTTAAAAATTAACATTCAATAACATGGCAAAGAATGATGTAAAAATTGTTGACCAAGGTGGTCACAATGTCGTTCCATCTCGTGTATACCGAACAGAAGCTGGGGCAACTCAGATTCTTGTTGGAGAACCTGTGAAGATTGGAGGAACTGGTAGCAACTATGCTATCCCTGTTCCAACCGCAGAACCAACAGTAGCTATTGGAGCAGTACTCGGAATCGCAGCTAGTGATTCAAATGAAACAGCTTCAGCAGATGGTACAGTAGAAGTTTATCTTCCACTTCCAGGTGTACTTTACCGAGCTAAGGTAACGACTCCAGCTAACATCGACACCGATGCTAAGCTTCTCGCTTTACTAAACGACAATGTAGGTTTCACTCTCGCTGGCGGTGTTTACACCCTGAACGAGGATGATGCAGTAGGCGATGGATTGTCAATTAAAGATGGTAGTCCTGCCGAAGGCACGATTGATTTCGAGGTTCGAGGTTCTGCTACTGCTCAAGACTAAATAAATCACTATGAGTTATTCAAGCAAACTAAATCCCAATGTAGTTAAGACTGCGTTGGATGACGTTTTCAAACAAGAGTTTGACGGACGTATGCACCCAGGATGGGTAGATGCACAGTCACCTATGGTCTTCAAGCAAGACTCAACAGACAAAGCAGCTGAAATTCAGGAGGTATTCAAAGGCACAGGTCTTTGGAGCGAACGAGCAGAGGAACAAGATGTTGCTCAAGCTAACGCTCGAATTAGTAACCAAATCACTTTCAACGTAGTGAACTATGCACAGTCAATAGATGTTCCTAAGAACTTCTTTGATGACAACATGCATGGAGCGTATGAAAAGATGGTTACTGACATGGCAGAAACAGCTCGTATTACACGAGACTCAAATGCAATGGGGCTTTATCGAAACGCTTTCTCAACTACACTTACAGCCGATGGAGTGTCGTTGATTTCTGACTCTCACGTTAATCTTAACGGAGACACTATCGACAATAAGATAACAGCTGTACTAGCAGAGGCTTCACTTAACACTGCGATTATCGCACTTGCTGAGATGAAAGCACAGGATGGTACCATTCGTGGTAATATCCCAGCTACTCTTCTTGTACCGTTGGCGTTGTTCAAGACAGCAGCTACAATTCTGGATTCAGAATTACAGGCTGATACTCCTGATAACAACATCAATATCTATAGCTCACGTTATGGAATCAACCTAGCAACTTCACCTTACTTAGGTGCTGTAGCTGGCGGTTCTGACACAGCTTGGTTCCTCCTTGGAGACAACCACTCTGCAACACGTTGGGTTCGACAAGATGTTTCAACTGACTTAGTAGATTGGAGGTTACAACGTAACAACAACTACATCTACAAAGGTGAGTTCCGAGAAATGACAGGAGCATTGGATTACAATGCAATCGTTGGTTCAGATGGTAGTGTGTAAACACCCAACTGATTAAATCTTTCCTCCCTTCCTAGAATCGACCCTGGGTAGGGAGATAAGGATTTAATTACAAATCTATAAGTATGAAAAAAGTATTCAATCCAACAGTAGGAGGGAAGCCAATCACTCTTCACGGTGACATACTTAATGTAAATGAATCAGTGGACATGTCTGATATTGAAGGGGGGAAACTGATGAAACGGTTTCCTTTTCTCGTTGACTTGAATGAGCCAAGATTCCAGCCTGACTTTTGGCAACCAAAAAAGCTATCGCTATTTACTCGGTTTCTTGTTAAAATTAAAAGAACATGGCTTACTTTAAGAATCAACCTACAACAGTAATCATCCCAGCAAGTACCTCGCTTACAGACAATTACAATGACACAAACTATACTGGGTTCGTTGAGGCTTTGAGTGCTATCACTTTATATATTGAATATTCCCCAGCTGATGCCGCAAGCTCTATGCAATTACAATTAGAGTTCGGGCCTGATGTGGCAAACCTATACCCTGAAGGTTCTCTTTTAGACACTGACACTTCAGGTGAATCACAAGTAAAACTGCACAGTTATAATCTCGCAGCAAATGGCCTCAGCCCAGTAAGGCGTAGGCTTATTTTTGATGTGGCAGATAAACAATACCGAGTGTCTTTGAAAGAAGTAACAATAGGCCCAGCAGGAATTGTTGGTATTATTATGACAAGAGATGAAGAATAGTTTTAAGTAATAAAATATGCCAAGTCTAGGTAATTATAAAATCAGTTCAATTACAGAAGAGTCACCAATCACCGCTATCATTGAAAGCGATGCTCTGTATGTTTTTGGAGAAGACCCTGCGGTAGTTCCAGTAACAGAGACTATCCTTGCTTCTTTTACAGTGTCGGCAGGACAAACAGTTCTCGTAAAGAAAGTACAGGGTGAGATAATGACTGATGCTACTATGCGTTTATATATAGATTCGACAAAAGTTTGGCAAGGAAAGAATGCGTGGACTGATAGAAATTTTAAAGGAGACGTGCTTATTAAAGTTCTCGCTGGTGAAGTAATAACACTGAAGGTGATACATGGGGCAACCACGAATCACGCTGCTAGTGGAGGAGTTTATATGGTCGACATTACAAGTGCATAATTAAATAAAGATATGGATGAAGAAGATAAAGAAATGCAAATCATGGAGTTGGAAGTAGCCTTACAGTCACAGGAACTCATCATGAAAAAGAACATACTGAACATAGCAAAGATGAAAAAGGATATGGTGAAATACCAAGAAACAAATAAAGACATTGAAATAGAGTTGGTTAAAAAAAGAAAAGAAATTGATGATTTAACTAACGGAAAAGAGGTTAGTGAATAATACCAAACATGGTATAATTATTATTATTAACTAAGCGAAATTAAAGTATGGCCGACTATGATTCAAGTTTACCAATCCGCACCGAGACCGATGGGGATGTAGTGGTAAAAATAGGAGACGGAACTACTGCCTCGCAATATTGGGCTATCGACTCTAGTGGTCGTGGTCTAGTAACTGTTGAGGACGCTTCTGGTAACACGATTGTTATCAATGCGGATGGTTCTCTATCTACGGTTGTTACAGATGGAACAGATACATTAGGCATCAATGCCGATGGTTCTATCAACGTAATAATTCAAGATGAAGGAGTTGTTGCTGGTGAAGTTCACGAGTACGGTACTGTTGTAGCTGGAGTTCCAGGTACAGAGAACACCGTTGTGGATTACACTGTTACTGCTTTGAAAACAATGAAGATAAAAAGCGTTCAAGCTTCTGCTTCAGGAAAATTCAAAGGTGAACTTCAAATAGGGCCTTCTGGTTCTGAAGTTACAGTAGCTACTTTCTTTGGCTCAACATCAACAGGTTCAGTGGAAGTACTATTCCCTGCTAACCTCGAAGTTGTAGCTGGAGATAAGGTGCTTGTTGTAGTAACAAACAACGACAAAGCCAACGCAGATGTTTACGCATTTGTAAATGGTATAGAGGTTTAGTTCTCTAACTTTGTTCGTGTGGCAGTGATGTACTAACACGAGCAAAGATTAGCGAAGTAAAATCATGGCTGACTTAAGCGAAATAACACAAGATGTTTCTATAACAGACCAAACAACAGGAGACCAGGCCAGGGTTGTTGTGCGTGATATTAAGAGACTTGCAGTTCAAGATGAAAATCAAGCAAGGGAATTGTTTGAACTTGGGAGGATGTTCCATGTTACTACTGACATAATTAGTATTGGTACAAACAATGAAACAGCATTCTTCTTATTGAAAAATCTTACAGCAAATACTTTTGACTTTCACATGTATGATTTGTTTATCAATGTGTTGTTATCAAATGGTGCAATCATAAGACTTTATGAAGACCCAACAGTTACGGCAAACGGGACAGCACTTACTCCACACGACATGAATGGGAACACTCATAACCCAGCTTCGATGGAGACTTATAAAATTCCTACTGTTACTGACAATGGGAATCTTGTACACACATGGCTTCTTCCTACTTTTGCTACTCCAGATATGAAATTAAATATGATGGGGCTATACTCACTCGCTCCAGACCAATCAATATTATTAACAGCTGAAGACTCATCGAACGAAGACATTTCGATTTCGTTGGTGTGGGGTGAACAAGCAAGATAATATGTATTTATATAAATCAATAATTTATCACAACACTGACAGCGTAACTGGTATTGATACTACTCAGAATGCTCTTGATGTTTCTGACTTTGAAACAAATAATAAAGATGATGCTGTTCCTGTTGAGAGTGTAACTATTTCTGAAACTACTTTTATTCTTGACCGTTCATACACAGACTTCGATGCTTTGATTGCTGATGGAATAACGTGGGGGAATGTGAAGTACGTTGATGATGGACTCAGATACATAATGTATTTAATAAGTAATAATCCTTTAGAATAATATGGCTACAATAAAATACGAGTATAAAGTTGTTGAGTTTAAGCCCAACGAAACAAGTTCAGAAGAAAAATTCACTGATGCTCTTAATGCAGGAGCAACAGATAATTACCAGTTCGTTGCAATGGAGGAAAAGAGTAATAAATTCTACGCAGTTTACCAACGGGTAAAGAATGAAATACTTTAATATGTGTGAACAAGGAAAACAAATTATAAAAGAAGAGAAGTCAGTTAAGAAATGGCTGATGGCAAACATCATTGTCCTTATTGTTGGAATATTCACTCTTGGTTCATGGGTACAAGGTGTTGAAAAAGACCTTGCTAGCCTTGAAGAAAAACTTGAACTACGAACTGAGGATAGATTCTATGTACAAGATGGTTTGATTCTTGAACAACGCATCATTGCGTTAGAGAATAATTATCAGAGAATTGAAGCTGTGCTTATACGGCTCGATAATAAAATCAATTAACATGTATTCAGTAGGAACATTAAAAGCAGACATAACGAGAAAGCTACACGGCACAACACTTTCAAAAGTGCAGGATGTTGATGGTCTCTTGGATGAGGCTGCTCGTAATGTCCTCATAAGATTAGACCCTCACGAGACACGCAGAATAAGTCAGCTTGATACACCATTGTATGACAATGTGTATCGGTACACTTCACCTGTTGACTTGAAGGGGAATAGAATCATAGACATCAGACCGCAGGTAGATAGAAGACAGAGCGATAACTTTACTCAGACATACGGTGAAGCATTTGATATAAACAAAAGCGATGCAGACAATCTCTTTACGGTAGCAATGGATAGTAGTATTAAATTTCTTAACATAGCAAAGGAGGGGATGGTTGCAGGAGTGACACTACATAGAATGGATAGCATCGGAGGTAATGGTGCATGGGCAGTCGGAGGAGATGCACAGAATCTATCAGAAGATACACTCAATAAAGTTTCAGGTAATGCCTCTCTACGATTTGATTTAGATGGCCTCACAACTGAGGGCTACTTAGAGAATTCCACTATGACACCTATTGATTTAACAGAACAGTTAAACATTGGTGCTATCTTTGTCCGAGTATGGGTACCTGATGCTTCAGAGTTTACGAGCCTCACATTACGATGGGGTTCAGGAGCTTCAGCTTACTGGGAAGTTACAGTCACTGAGACTCATGACAAACTGGGAGTACAAAACGGTTGGAATAGATTTAGATTTGACTGGAGTATTGCAACCCAGGTTGGCTCACCTGATGTGTCAGCTATAAATTATCTACGACCTATTGTAACGTATGACGGAACAGCTAATACTGACTACCGAATAGATGACATTGTCGCACAAGTTGGAACCGTATTTGAAATTGTGTACTACACAAAGTATATGTTCAGAGACGCACTCACTGGGGCTTTCTTAGAGAATGTAGATGATGATTCTAATTTGATTAACCTAGATACAGAGACTTATAACATTCTTCTTTATGAAGCAATGCTTCTTGTTGGACCCCAAGTCCAAGGTGAGGACACTGGCTTCGATACCAGTTTCTATTCAAGTATGTTGTTCGGAGATGGCTCAGCTGAGAACATTGGAATGTATAGACTATACAAAGGACTGTATAAATCTGAGACAGAAAAACCGAGGCAGAATTATTATAAGATGCCACGACAAAACAGACGACCTTAACCAATATGAAAAATTTTCACCTCGTAAGACAATTCAATGGATACAGAAACAAACGTGATGTAACAAACATTGGTGCTACTTTTCTTGTTGACCGTTCACAGAACGTACTCATTTCTGATGGAGAGAAAGTTGCTACACGTAAAGGATACACAGTAGATGGCACTGAGAATACAGTAGATGATTATGCCGTTGAAGGTTCATATGAATGGAATAATAATCTTGGTAAAGAGATACCATTGAGGTCTTTCAATGATGAGATTCAATATAGATATCTTGGTGAATGGTACACATTAGAAGACGGATTCAGTTCAGCAGCTTTTGAGTTTGCTACTGCCTGGGACTTCACTGAAGAAGAGGAGGTTCTTCTTATGGTGAACGGAGACAATACATTGCGTATGTGGTCAGGAGGTATTACAACATTGCTTGCAGTGACAGCTAATACAATACAGAAAGAGAATGGTGGAAATTGGACAGAAGAAGGATTCCTAACAGCTGGTACTCGTGAAGTAGTGCTTGGTGGAATTGTGTATACATATACAGGTGGTGAAAATACAGACACATTGACTGGAGTAACACCAGACCCAACAGGTGGAGGACACACAACAGGAGATATTGTTCATCAAACTGTCAGAACTTCAGCAACAACACCAGCTTCAAATGTTTCAAACGACCTTATTGCAGTACTCGACAATCAGATATGGATAGGAGATAAAGAAAGACTTGATATATATGTATCAAAAAATACTGATTATAATGACTTTACATTCTCATCACCAAGAATTCCAGGGGATGGAGCTGTACTTAATCTTGATTCAGCTCCTAAGTCTATGGATATACAGGAGGATGTTATGTACATAGGTGGAACGAAGAATGACTGGTACGCATCAGCACTTCAGTTAAGTGATGACCTATTAAATGAGACATTAAGTATAAGAAGACTCAAAACTGGGCCAGGTCAAGGGCCAAAGTCCCAAGGATTGGTGGCAAAAGCAAAGAACAACGTAGTTTATATATCAGAAGAGCCGACCATGGACCTCCTTGGTAGGGCTGAGAACATCAGTACTCCTCAGTCACGCCCTCTTTCAGACCCTATCAAGACAGAGTTTGGTGCTCTCGACTTCGACAATGGTCACATGAAGTACTTTAAGAATCAGATGTTTATCTCTACTCCTGATGATGGGCGTGTATACATCTATGACTTTGAACGTGCCCACTGGCAACCACCACAAGTATTTGCAGATGCTATTGGAAGATTCGCTATTATAGGAGGAGAACTATTTGGCCACTCAGCAACCTCCCCGAATACATATAAGTTATTTGATGGAACGAAAGATAATGGTGGGGCTATCCTTGCTCGTGCTTCTTTTTCATATAGGAATTATGGTAAGCGTTCATGGCAGAAGAGCTTTGATGAATGGTTTACTGAAGGATACATTGGACAGAATACAACTATCACTCACAGAGAATATATAGATTATCTTGGTTTCTCTTCTATTGTTGAGAACACCATAGAAGGAAGTGATGATAGTATTATCTTCGAGGGGCCTCAGACACTTGGTATTGGTAAGTCTTCTTTAGGTAAGGTGCCTCTCGGTTCTCTCACCAGTGACCCAGATAATCTACGTAAATTCAGAATCATACAGGGTTCAGTGAAGATAGATTTCTATGAGATTCAGGTTGAATATGAGACAGATGATGTTGACCAAGAGTGGGAGATACTTGCTCAAGGTGGGAACATTGCAATGTCGACAAACGATAATAACTTTATTAAAAAATAGTGGTATAATAAAATCATGGCTGATAACTTTCAATATGTTCAAGCACAAAAAATCCTCCTCTTCGGCTCTGGAGTTGGGACAGCTGACGTAACAATTAAACTACAGAGTCTTGCAACACCAGATGGTGTGGCATTAACAATGGCAGACTTCGGTCTTATTGGATTCGGTACAGTAGAACCAGGAACAGTACGAGAAGAAATAATTTCATGGACAGGGATTACAGATAACGGAGATGGTACACACACACTCACAGGTGTATCTCGTGGTCTTGATTTTCGAGCACCATACGCAGCAAACGCATCACGAGGAAAGACACATGCAGGTGGCTCAACTTTTATAATTACAAACGCAGCTCCTTTCTACGACATGTTCGTAGGAAAGACAAACGATGAAACAATCGAAGGACTCCACGAGTTCGAGCAGAATCCATTACTCCCAACAGCAGACCCAACAGCAGCGAACGAAGCATCTACAAAAGGATACGTAGATAAGACTGCAACAGGAACTGCAACTTACGACCAACAGATTATATCTCAGGTAGCAGGAGAAACATTTGCAGCTGGAGACGCTGTCTATTTTAATTCATCAGACCAAGAATGGTACAAGACAGACGCAACAAATTCAGCGAAGTCAGTTGGAGTTATTGTTGGGATAGCACAGGCGGCAGGAACTGATGGGAATAACTTTACAGTTCTACTTTCAGGCTTAGACAAAACACAGACAGGACTTCTAGCAGGAGATACTTATTATCTATCAAATGTTGCTGGTGAATTGTCATTAACTCCTGGAGTAAATGAAGTAAAAGTAGGCTCATCTTCTACAGCAACTGAGCTTATTGTTGTTCCTATCAATGAACTCACTCAAGATTTAATTGATGCTTTGACTGGTTCAGAAGGAGACCCTAGTGATACGAATAAATTTATAACTGAAGATGATGTTGATAGTGACCTTGCAACAAAAGGATTGATAATTCGTGAAGGTACTGTAGTTGATGAGAAGCATTCATTTGTTCCATCAGAAGACATTGATGGTTCAACTACACCACAAGCAGTTTCAGTGACAGAAGAAGCAGTCTCAACACAGGATACAGGTCAAGGTTCTTCTGCAATAACAATTAGAAGTGATGTACAGGACTTAGGTCAAACATTTATTACTGGGGCTTCAACAAGATTCCTTAAAAATATTTCAGTAAGGCAAAGTAATACAAGTGCGACTGGTGTTAGGAAGGTTGATATATATTTAGCTGATGCAAACCATCATCCAACTGGTCCTCTCCTTGGAACTAAAAGTGAATCATTCTCAGGTGGTGTTCTTGTATATAAAACTTTTAACTTTGATACTCCTGTTCCTTTATTGCCATCAACTGAGTACTTCGCTCATCTGTCATCAGTAAGTCCAGGAGGTTCTCTTTGGCAATTGTATAGAGCTGACCCTGGTTTAGCAGGATGGTTTATAAGTATTAGTCCTAACCCTGGTACTTCATGGAATACTGCAACAGAAACCTATGACATCTCTTTTAGAACAACTGAAATTGAAATACTTGAGGGTGAAATTGCCAAGTCAGATTCTTCTGCTGATGATTTTTTTGCAAATGCACATGTCGGCTTTATCACCACTGCGGAAATTGCTGGGGTTGCAGCTGATGTAACAATGGGGAAAATTGTTAGTGGCTTTACTGGTCTTACTGTTGGGGCTACTTATTTTTTACAAGATGCCGCTGGAACAATTGGAACAGTTACTGGTTCACAATCTCGTAAGATAGGATTAGCGATTAGTGCTACTGAATTATTTATTATAAGAGATAACGCATAAGTGACATGGCGATAATTACAAAATCACAAGAGGTCAACCCAGTTGAGGGGGCTATCGTTACTGATGAATTCAGAGCTGAGAATGATGCTTTCAATCAGTCTCTTGAGGATGGTACTTATGTTCCTGAAGCTTGGGATGCTGGAATGGAAGATGCTCCTTTTGATTCGACTGCCCGTGACGCTGAGATAGCTTCACAAGATGCAGCCGAATTATTAAAAACACAACAACCAGCAGTTGTTGATTCAAGTGTTGCTCGTGAGACAACTGACACGAACCTTGATGAACGAACAAAAATTGAAACACAACTCAGTGAAGCTCAAACACTTCTCGCACAAAAGCAAGCTGCACTTGCGGCTCTTCTTGAATCTCAGACTACAACAATCACAGAGGCAGAGGCGGCAGCAGGAGATATAGAAGACCCCGAAGAAAGGGAGAAGACTTTTGCTGAGATTGAGTTAGAGAAAATGTACAACGAACTTGATGCTGTTGTTGAAGCTGATAAATTAAAACTCGATGAGCTGACACTAAGAATGTCAGCGACTGCTCGTTCAATAGCGGATGGAATTAAAGCACAGTTCGACCAGCGAAGATTGGAACAGCGTGACGCAAACAGACGAAGGATGGGGTCACAAGTAAAGTTAGGTTTCAGGTCAGGGCGACAACGATTCGCTTCTGAAATACAGACTTCTATTCTTTCAGCAGAGGAAGCCGCTGGTATCCAACGACTTGCTGTTCTTGATATGCAAGAGCAACAGATGTTACTCCAAGCTGAACAGGCTGAGAATGATAGAGACTTCCAGTTATTCAATACACGAATGACCATGGCAACATCTGCACGACAGGAAAAGATACAGGTACTTAATGACCTTGCAAGACTATCAACCGAACAAGAAAGACTTGCTCGTGAGAAGACTGAGTTCGACTTAAACATTAAATTGAAACAACAAGAACTTGCAGCGAATGACCCAGATGTTTCCTTCCAGAAAGATGTGGCAATTACTACATTGCTCGGAGCACTTGAAGACCCAACATCCGCAAGTCCATTAGACTTATTCAATACATTAAACTTCGACCCATTTACAGGAGCACAGACAGGTAACATATCTCTTGAACAAATCAATGATGTGATTGACCGCTCATTCAGAGCACAAGATAATCCTGAGACATACAGTATTACAGGTACACCAACGACTGGTATTTGGGAAGTACAAAAAGACCCACTCACAGGACAGGTGCTGTCAACTGAAAGGCTCATAGCTCCTCAAGCTTCAGCTGCTACTTTGATGGCAAGTGCAAACACAAGAGCACTTGATTCAACAACAAAAGCAGCAATGGCATTTGAACTTGAAGCGGTCTTTGGTACTGGTTCACCCCAAATAAACAGAACAGTTCTTGCTCTTGGAGGAGACACGAGAAAACTCCCAGCTTTCCTTGATGCTTTTGAAATAAGAATGGATAGATTATATCCTGTTCTTGATGAAGAAAATTTCCCAAGTCTCGATGAAATAAATAACATGATAGATAGTATCGCTATTGAGTTGAACAAAGACGATGTAAGTGAATTGCAACAATCAATGACAGACGCACTAGCACCTCTCGTTGCAGAATTGAGAATAACAAAAACGGAGTAATAATTAAATTACATATGGCACTAACAGAAGAAGAACAAAACAGATTAGATGCAGCTCTTCGACTAAGGGAGAACAAGATTCGGCGTGACTACGTTGAGTCTCAAGCTGTCTTACGTGACCAAGCAAAACTTGACCAATTAAAAAGAACTCAGAATTTACAGGCAGATTATGCGAAGAGTGTTGTTGAAGCAAAGGAGGCTGTATCTTTTAAGTCGATAGCAAAAGAAACTGTCAAGGGTATGCCAAGAGAGGCTTTTCAAGGAACGAACAGGTTTCTTGCTGGTACTGCAATGGGTGTATCTAATTCTGTCCGTGGTTTATTTCAACAAAGTGTAGTTGAAAGACAAGAGACTGGTCAAAAATTTCGAGACTTTTTATTTCGTGATAGTTCTAAAAAAGAGGTGGAACCGAGAGCCTGGCAGGAGACAATAGAAAATAAAGATGTCATACATAAGCCTACTACAAAGACAGGGAAGTTTTTATTTGGCGAAGAAGATTTTGGAACAGTAACAACACAGATGAGTAGTTACTTTAATAACACAGGTAATGGTGGAAGAGTATTGAAGTGGACAAAGGAAGCATTCATCGAAGAGCCAGGAAAGATAGCCGCTGGTACTGGTGCACATTTTGGAAAAATTTTAGCACAGACTGTTGGTGGTCTTTATATGGTAGGTAAGTATGGTAGAAATTCTGAGGAACAAGCTGAATTTAATAAAAGACTTGATGAGATACGATTGACTCCTGACTCTGCAATTATGGCATTCATGACAGGCGAAGAATCTTTTGGGACTGTGCCACAGCAAGGAGAAAAATTCTTAACTGAGGTTGGTGCTGATGAAGACTTCGCAAAAAAATACGGAGCAACGATGGGCTATGCTTTTGCAATACTTGAGTTCTCTGATTTTGGATTACCATCAACAAAAGGAGTTAAGACATTAGGTAAATCAAAGATAACAAAAAATGCTATCGCTGGTTTCATGAAGATGTATAAGAACGAAGGGATAAAAGTAACCAAAGAAATAAGGAAAGCAACTGAACAAGCCGCTGAAGTAATTGCAAAAGATAAAAATCTTGCAGGTAAGGTGGCTGAAGATGTCGCACGCCTAGTGAGTGATGTACAAAAATCAAAAGGCCTTCCAGGAGTAACATCAAAACAAATACTCGATAACTTAAACTTAAAGAAAGTAGTAACCGAAGTACCAGCAAAAAAAATTACAAAAGATATACTAACAGCAACAACAAAAAAATCTGTAGTAAAGACAGCGGTAAATACATCACTTGATGCTCCTCTTACTGAGCAGAGAATCATAGCCGAAGCAGCTGAGCTTGGTGTAGTGATACCAGAGTTTACTACAACAAGAGGTACTGTTACTTTTGCAGAATCTCTCGATGCCGCCATTGCTTTAGGGTATGACCAAAACACTGTATTGAATTTCCCTGTAGGCAAAGTATTAAATGACCAAGAGGTACTTGCTACCATTGGTGTTATTAAGCAAGCACAAAACAATATGAATGTACTTGCTAAAGAAGCAAGCACTTTGAAAACAGCTGGTGACAAAACAGGTAGCTTGGACGCACTAGCAAAACTTGCTGATAACAAGGTTACTTATTATAAACTTGTTGATAAATACAGAGGAGTAACTGCTGAGATGGGACGTGCATTTAATATATTAAAAAATCCAGGTTATGCTATAGACCCTACATACGCTCGATTCAAATCATTCTTGAACAATCCAAATACAACGGCAGGGCAAAAACAATATGTGCTTGATAAGCTCGCAAAGTTTGATGGTGACTCAACTGAGATAGCTGACCTATTAGATAAATTAACTGAAGGTACTAAATGGGAAATGTTTATTGAGTGGACAATAGCATCTCTCTTGTGGTCTCCTGCCACACACCTACGTAATATAATAGGTACTACAGCAAACATAGTATTAGGATTGCCTCAACGATTCTTTGCTGGGCTGATAGACTCAGGTCTACATACATTTCTCGGTAAACCTAGGGAGAGATTTGTCAGTGATGTACAAAATGAAATAAATGGGTGGAGATTATCATG